TAAATGCGGTTTCTCTGTCTGACATAGTTCCTTGAAACTCTCTAGCAACATCACCCTCTTTAACTTGTAACTCTTGACCTGCAACATCTTGAAGACCTTGTCTTTCAGTACCAGCCGCCGCCTCAACATTCTTCTGCATCGCCGCAACTTGAGCACCACTTCCAGAGGCTCCAAGAGCTGCAAATCTTCGCGCAATTGCCTCTTCACCTTGCTGTTTTTGAGCCTGTCCTTGTTGTTGAGCTTGAGCGCGTTGTTGTTCAAAAAACTTCTGCCTCATTGCCAAAATTTCAGGACTTAAATATGGTTTTCTTTCAGGAGCTGCAAAACTCATTGTTTCTTTAATTTCTTTTTTTAAAGGATCACCTTCTTGAGACAAAGATCCAAGTTCTTTTCTTACATTTTCAGCATCTTGTTGATGACTTGCCAGGTTTTCTTGATATTCTTTATTTCTGAACGCGTTTGTTCCAACAAGTCCAGACCAGTGTTTAATTCCAGACTCTATACCTTTTAATCTTTCCTCTAATTGCTTCTTTTTTTCATCATAAACAGACATATTATCTTTGTCCTTTCAAGTTATAGGTAAAATTTAACCAATGAACTTTGAATCTTTGATTCGCTGTATTTTTATTTGAAAACTTAAATTGAACACGTTTACCTCTTGCGCCTGCTAAGTATTGTCTGACGTCTTTCTGGTAAGAGCCACCGCCCCACGTATCAACACCCAAAACCATCGTACCCCATAGGCTAGATTCTGGATCAATATGTATATCATATTCAGTTCCGCTGCCAGAATCTGAGTCAGTTTTTATCGTAAAACCCATATTGTAATCACCAGCGAGGTCCACCAATAGATTAGAATATCGCAAGTCTTTTGAAAAGGAATCTTCGCCGTCAAGTCCAGTAAATTCTTTTGTCCAGAAATAGGAATTAATAGCAACACCGCTATCAGAATACACACCAGGATCTTCTTTATATAAATACCCTACGGCGTTACTTGTTCCAAAATAAAGAGACCCGCTATATATAACGAATTGAGCAACATTTAACCCGCTCCACGGAGACCACGCCTCACGCTGACTTTTGCTTAAATTGTCTATCGAAAAATCCATGACATAAACACGATTATTGATTGTGTTCGGTGAGTCTTTCGTAAGAGCAATGTAAGCCTTATTTTTATAAACAATAGAAGAAATATTTCCGACATAAGCTTCTTGAACATCGAACATATCAGGCTCTATGCGATCAGACAATAGATCGGCCCCAGCTGTCCCTGTTGATAAAACTGATGTTGTGGCTTCTATCGATTCACCAGAAAAAGCCGCAATTCCTACAAACTTATCGTTTTGCATAGCTGGAAAGCCGACTTTATTTTTAAAGCTAAATTGACCAAAAGGTGATTTAGAAGTGTACGGTGATTTAGATTTTACAAGCTTCCAATTTCCAGGTGTAGTATCTGGTTGATACCAAACATACGTATTTCTTTGGCAAAATAAAATAAGGCTAGAATCTTGAATTCCAAAGCTAACAAAGAAGTCAGAAGCTGCATCGCCAACAATTTGAAAATTAGTCGAGGCCACAGTGTAAGGCTCGTTTAAATCAGAATACCAAACAAAGCTAGGGTTATCAGCATCATTCATAAACAATCTATTATTGAAATAAATTATTGTAGAATACTTTGGCGGCACACCTTTTTCACTCGGAGCCGCAACACCAAGAGAAGAGTCGGGTGTATTATCTAAAAGAGTAGTTGTTGTGTTGTCGTTTAAAGTTGAATGCCTAAACCAAGTCGAACCACTTGTTACGGTCCTGTAAATATATCTTGCAGAAACACCCCAGCTTTGCGGAGCTACTGGAACACATATCATTGATATTTGCGCAGCTGTAACCGCGAACGTTGCAGTCGACGAACTAGGATTTCCTTCAACTAAAGCAGAATTTACAAATGTGAACTTATATCGGTAGTCACCAGTCAACACACCAGCCGCGCCCGTATATTGAACCGAAGAATTAGCCATTGAATAAACACCATGACGAGTAAAATCAGTACCGTTGTATTTATAAGGAATCACGCCGCCGTTTCCTACAAATAAATGATTTTCCATTGTAGCAGCGCCAATTCTAACCCCAGCTGTAAAAACAGACTGAGCACTTGGAATAGTAACAAAAGATGTTCCAGCTAAAGTATAACCATTTCCACCGTAAAACCCGACCATTGTCTCAGCGTTGTTTGTTCCTTTTCGAACATAAAGACCATCACAAACATAAGATCCAACAGATGCCGTATTTATTATTCTAAACCCATCGCGAGTACCAACTGAGCCAGCGTCAAAAACAACATTCATGCAATCTGGTGATTCATTATTGTTTATAATAGATTTTTCAAACTTTGAATTTTGTCCACCGTCGAACATTACTTTGTTATTATGTGGAAAAATCTTCTTAAAATTACTCATGTTGTACCTAGATATCCTTCAAACATTGAGTCTTCGTCTTGAACAGCTGCAAAGCTATCTCCGCGCTTTGTCTTTTTCACCCATTTTTTAGCCTCGTTTACAGCCTCACTCCATTTTTTTTCATAATAAACAAGCATGTTAGCATTTGAGTCTTTTGCGCACATTCCAGTTAGAATAAAGTTAACCAAATCCATGTGAAATTGAGTTGGAATCTCTAAAGTAGAACTAATCGTCAAAGCTGCGGGCTCGTTTAAAGAGTAAATTTTTATAGTGTCTGAGCTAGTCGAAGGTATTGGTCTTAAAGAAATTGTATTATTCCAAACAAAATAATATTGAGGCGTCCCCTCTGACGTAGAAGCTTGATTTAATCCAGTGATCGAGTCGTCTTCGCGCATAGTTATAGGTTTAAGCTTTCTACCAGCGTATGTTATTCTTTTAATCTTAATCGTATTTGTTGGAAAATCATATTCTTGCTGTGAAGCGACCGAAGTCGTGCTATAAATGGCCTCAATTATGTCAGGGACTTTTTTAGTTAAATCTAAGCATCCTTCATATAGTAAATCTAATAATTCTTGATCTGAATAAAACGAATCACCTATTGCATTGTACTTGTTTCTGGCCGCATTAATGATTTGTGTTGGCGTCATATTTTAGCTCCATGTTGTAGTTCCAGCCGTTGCACAAGTAAAACTTGAACTAGGCCTGCTTGCAGAAGTCCAGGAAGCAAAATCTCTGTTTTCTGCATTTGTCGTATCAGAAACAAATACCGTTTTCCAAATCCCATTCGATAATTGCTCACTGGAATTGTCTGATAAAACAGAGAAGCTTTCATAAATAATTTTATCTAATGTCTTTGGAAAAGCATCATTTGGAGTAACAGAATCTTCAATTAATTTAACGACAGATTTTGAATATGTCGTGTCTGGAATTATAGCACTTGATGCAACTTTAACAACAGTAAAAACCTGAGGAAAGCTGCCTTCACCCCACTTTGTCACACCCCAAGTCATTGTGTAAATTGGTGTTGATTGACCCCATTTGCTAGACGGACCGACGCCAAAAAGATTAATTGAATTTGTAATCGTCTTGGTATAATCGGCCATGTCACCCCTAAGATATTGTTAGCTGACAAACAACGGTCAAAGTGTCTGAAGCTGACTTATTAATTACAGCCTCAGTGTCACGAGCTATGAGTGTACCAGCTGTGTTGCTACTAAAAAGCCCGTATTCATAAATTGCACCAGTCCCAGATCCAGCTCCAAAAGTCGCAGTGACTTGATAAATCTGTCCACTTAAATATGAAGCTGTGCCTGTAGATCTAGAAACCTCAGTACCTAAAGCTGTATTTGCTGCGTTCTCAGCTGTTGAGTCTGTTCCTATTGCAATATATTTTCCTGTAAAACTTGCAGCACCTGCCACGGCTGAATTAAGAAAAGAAGCAATAAATTCCTTACCGACAGTTGTCACAACGTTAAATCCTTGGCGCTTTTCTTTTAATTCTCCACCAGGACCATAAAGATATGTGAACCATTCGCCCTTCATTTTTACTGCTTCTTGACTCATATTATCTCTTTCCTTTTTTGCTAATTTCTAAGTCCAAAGACGAATCTTTAACTGTTTCTAAGTGTGAAAAATTACTTTTAATATAAGCATCTAACTCAGCTTGAGAGTTGAACTTTTTACCATCAACAGGGCTTATGTAACTAAACGTAGGCTCAACAATAACTGTGTCACCGTCTGGTTTAATTTCTATACATTTATATGTCTTTGGGTCTTGTGTTCCGTCTCCACGCTCCATCATTGGAAAGTATTGGCCCTTGAACATAATGGCATCTTCATAATCCATTAAAATATATTCACCAGCCTTAATGACAAAATCATCGCCTCTGAATTTTTCTTTATGTGTTAAACCGTCTGGATGCCTATTGTATACTCGCCACTTATTCATAAAATCCCTTCATTCTGTTTTGTTATTGATCAGTTTAATTGTCGTCTAAAGCTATAATTTTAAATGCTACACCACCAGAAACAACCGCTGTTCCTCGCATTTGTATATTTCTGTGTCCTGGTGGTATTTGAACTATTCCACCAGCCGTTCCAATTCCTGCTAAAACACAAAATGTATTAGCCGCCACTGTTGATGTGTTTGTTTGCAAGTTATATAAAGGATAATATGTTGTCCCTTCATCTAAGCTCGCATAAACCATCATTTGTACTGCTGTGCTCATTGTCGCAATTTGTACAGATGCAACATATGCACCCGCTGGCATCGTTGGAAAGTTACAATAAGAAGCACCCGATAATATATTTGCTGAATAAACTTTTACTGGCATGAGTGACCCCCTAGTCGCTACAAATTATTTTATAAATGCAACCATTATCAACAGTTGCAGATGTTAATATTTTAAGATACCGAATCCCATTTGGAATTAAAACAAGAGCATTTGTTGTGCTACTTGAAATTATAAATTGATTTGAAGTAGTTAACTGAGTGTTGGCTTGTGGATGAAATATTCTTCTAAAGTTAGAATCTTGATTTGCTCCATAAACGTAAAGCTCAGTGTTTGATGTCATAGTTGGAATTTCAAGAAAAGTATTCTTCCAGGACCTAGCTAAATCAATACTAGATGTAGTTGTTCCACCTGATGCCATTGTAAGAGTAAAGACTGATAATGGGCCGTAACTCATTATTGGTCCTCTCTTGTGTTAAGTGAACATGAAAAGTATGGAGTAGTTCCTGATGTGCATCTTGCTGCAAGCGTTAATGTTTCACCAGGCTGCAATATTAATTCATCATCTAAAACTAAATTAGCCTCTCCACCTGCTCCGATCGGTAACGTAAATATCAATTGATCGTTACTTGAGAACGTACAAGTAGTTGCGCCCTGATCCACACAAGAGCATGATGTTGTCGCCCATGTTGTG